TCTTTACCACCCATTCCGGTAAAAGCATTCATTATATCTTGCCAAGAATTCATAAAATTAACGGTAATACTAGTTCCCATATTAACAATACCATTAATAAAACTGGCAATTATATTTGAAATAAATGTAGAAATAGCTTTATTTATTGCGTCTGATGATTTTGAAATGGATTCTGTAAGAGATACAACCATATTTCCAAAAAATTCGCCAATTTTTGATGCTCCAGCAGAGGCAGTTGTAACTGCAGTGTTAAGAAGTATTATAGCAGAGGCAAATAAATTAATTGCTAGAGCAAAAACTGCTATAGCAGATGCAATTACTAAAGCTGCAGCAGCAATTATTAATAATGATGTTGCAATTGGGATTAATGCTGCCGATGAAGGTCCTATGGCAGCTAGAGCTGCTAAAGCAATTGCCAAAACGCCTATCATCACAGATGCTTTTCCTATACTTTCCCAACTAATATGCTCAAATACCAATAAAGCTCCAGAGACAATAAGTAATGCTGCTGCCATTACTACTAAAGCTGCGGAATTAAATAAACCGACCTTCTTTATTACAACTGCGGCAACGCCAAGAGCCGCTAATATTGCAATAAGTGACCCAACTCTCTGCCATAAACCTTCAACTGGTATTTGTGATAATATGACTAATCCTATAGCCATTACTACCAAAGAAGCACTCATAGCTAGCATGGCTACACCAAGAGATGTCATTAATCCACTGAAAGCAGCCATTTTTCCTGGATTTATTTTATTAGAAATCAATCCGATTACAACCATTACTGCTAATAAAGAAAATAGCATTATTTCAAACGTTTTTAAAACCGTTCCAGATTTATCTAAATTAACAACTATAGCAATTATAGCAAAAGCTATAGACATTACTAAAACTGAAGCAGATAATGCTTTTAATATTCTTTCTAAAACAAGCAATCCTTTGAGATTTACTTTACTACTTTGAGTAGAAATTATATAAACTAAAGCAATTATTGATCCAACTAATACTTCAAATACTTTTATTATATCATTTACATCTTCTACACCTTCCAAAGCTTTTGCTATGATCCATAAAGATATTGCTACCTTTATAAACATAGTTCCCATTTTACCTATAACACCTTTAAGTATAAATATTCCAGCTATAGCCGTTGTAGACAGAGTGCCTCCTATTTTAGCAACAAGTTCAAGCATAGCTATTATGCTACCAAGTGCAAGACCCATATAAGCCAAGGATCTATCTATATCTTGTTCTGGTATTTTAGATATTAAATATAAAGATGCTGCAAATAATAATAATGTTTTTCCAATTTCTTTTAACATGTCAGTAAAATTACCGACTTTCATTAATTTCTTTAACTGTGTTCCAAGACCACCCAAACTGCCAAATATAGCATTTATAGCAGAACTTCCACTTTTAAGAGCTATTAAATCTTTAGCAAGAGTTGCTATTTTTAGACCACCTAAAAGAGCTACACCTTTTACTAAAACATCTAAAAATTTCTTAAATTTATCAATAGTTCCTTCATCTGGTGTTTTTGTAAATAGACCTTTTATTGCATCTCCGAGATTATATAAAAAATCTTTAAAATCTCCATCTTTTATTGAAGATCCTATAGATTTTATAAAATCTATTAAACCTTGAAAACTAGGCAATCTAAAATTCTTTATTTTTTCTGAAAGATTATGAATAAAATCACTTACTTTTTCTAATGTCGGTGTTGTATTATCTATATCCGAGTTAAGAACACCAATTTCGGTTAAGAAAATAAATATAGCATCTATAACGTCTTTTACTGCATTCTTTACTGCAATAAATATAGATACTAATAATTCAAGTGTACTATAAAGCAATCCACTTTCCTTAACTGAATTAAGTAAACCAAATATAAAATCCATGATGCCGCCACTAGCGTCACCTTGTATGTTGAATACGTCTTTTATTCCATTGAATAAATCTATAAATATTTTTTTAATCTTTTCAAGACCACTTGAATCTATTGATAATAAATCTGAAATCTGTACGGCTATATCTGATATAAATTTAATAACGCCAGTAAGCATCCCTTGGGTATCTTTTATATCAAATATCTCAAATAAAGCTTCTGCTATCGTTTTTAATATAGATCCAACCGAAGAACCAATTGATTTTATTGCCTCAAAGAATGTGACTAATTCGCTTAGTCCAGTTCCTCTTGTTGGGTCCCAGCCACTAAACGAATTAAAGAATTTTGTAAGAATATCGATAAATCCCATAAGATTTTTACCGGTATCCTCTAGATTAAAAACTTTATAAAAAGCATCTCTTAATCTAGTTCCAAATTCATATATTGGTTTTGTTACTTTTTTTACGGACAGAAGTAATGCATCTATTTTATAAGTAAAATTAGAAGTTGATGTTATTACCAATCTTCCAGCTTTTGCCCATTTTGTAAATGCATCAATAGCGCCATTTAATCTTTTTACCCAATCAGAACCAAATAAAGCATTAGTTCTTTCTACTATTACTCGCATAACCATAAGGAATGGCTGAACAATAGCGTGGATTCCTTCCATTAATTCTTTTGTATGCAAAAGAGATTTTTCGTTATCTGTTCCAATTCCTTCTGCTATAAACGAGAAATATTCAGAAATACCAAGTATTATATCGGTTACTTGTTTTGCAAGAGGAGCTATACCTTTATTAAGTCCATTAAATGCAATTCTTAAAGCATTCACCATCTGAATAACTTTACTATTTTGTTCAACTAATGGGCTATAAAACATAGCACCCATTCTTGACATAGCAGCTTTGACGTTTGATACAGCACCAGTAAATGTTTCATTAGCTCTTTTTGCAATTTCTTTCAACTTAGTATTTAATCCTTCAACAACAACATCCGGAAGTATATTTGTCTTCTTATCAGTTATTGCTTCTCGTACCATTTCTTGTGATACTTCTAGGTTCTTTTTTAATAGTCCTGATTGTTTTATTTCGTCTCGTAGCGCTTTATCTATTTCTATTTTGCCTTTATTTACATCAGTTAAATATTCCGCTATATACTGAGCTGCATTGATACCCATGGATGAAAATTGCTGTAATTCGTTACCCATTATTCGTCCCTGACCGGCTATTTTGCCCATTATATCAGAAACACTTTGGTATTCTGCGCCAGTAGCTGAAGCTAAGTTTGCAGTTGCTTTTAAATATGTATCAAGTTTTTCAGCTTCTATACCAGATGCAACAAAGTTTGAAGCAGCTTTTGCTGCGGCATCAAATCCAAAAGCGGTTCCATCAACTGATTTCATCGCTCGATCCATTACATCTTGCACTTGTTTTTCATCATCTAACAAACCCTGTAATAAGAAATGAGCACTTTCGATATTCATTGCTCTTCTCTTACCGCCTTCGCTTATTTGACTAAGCATTTTGCCTAATCCATTCTTAGCGAAATTTAAAGCAGCATTTGTTAAATTCTGAATAACAGTCATTCCGATAATTCCAAAAGCTGAAAATCTATCTTCTATAGACTGTAAACTACTTTGAATTGAACCAAAATCAACTTTAGCTAATGATTTTGCTACATTGTCAATTCCATTTGTAGCACCTTTTAATTGCAGATTTTTATTGAAAGTTTCAAGAGATTTTGAGGATTGCGCTATACCAGATTCAAACTGTTTGTTATCAAACTGCATCACGACAGCGCGTTCATCGACTGTTCGACTCATGATCTATTTACCTCCTTCCAAACATCATCTGCAATTTCATCAAATATCGGTTTCAAGGCAGGGTTTATATAATCAATTCCTGCCACATAACCTCCATTTTTAGTGCCATGACCATATTGTATCATTAAAGCAACATTATATTCACCACTTGTATTACTATTAAGCCATTCAATGGTTATACCATTGTCAGTTCGCTTTATTTCGTAATACCAGGAATTCGCAGTAAGGCCAGTATCTTTTGGGGTCGCATCTCGTAATGCCGCAACTCCTCTTCTGGCATATGATTCGATGTTACGATACTGTGAAATCGTCAACATTTTGTCAAAAAATATGTTAGCTTTTCTAAACTTACCGCGCTGTTTTACTTTAATTATATTACTCATTTCTCAATTTAAGAGTATAATCAAGAGATATCCAACCAGCACCGCTTTTAAGTTTGCCCCAACCAGACTTAGCACCTTTTCCTGATTTTGTTTCAACTATTGTATAAATACCTTTATCTTTTATAGATCCACAAGTACCATAATTTGTACCAGGTCCTTTACGAATGTTAAGGCTAGATACAGTAACCTGCACAAGATAACTATTATCTTTAGGTGTTTCAGGTTTTGTCGGTGCTGGAGAAGGTGTAGGTTCAACAGATCCGCTCATTTTGGCTTTTATGTCTTTCTCAAACTGACCCGATGTGATTAATTTAGAAAGATAGGGCCCAGGACAAGTCGTACTTGCAAACTGCTTATGCATTGTAATAGTACCTTTTTTAGTTCCATCATAGTGCGGGTCTATTTTGTATCTGGTACAAATATCAGCACAAAGAGCAACAAGAGAGTCATAACTTGCTTTACTAATTTTCCAATCAGGACCTTTTGTACTATTAGCAACCTCAATTGTAATTGCTTTATAGTCATTTGTCGGAGATCCTGATGTCCAAGCTCGCCTGTCTTCACTTACGCCACAAACAATATCTTTACCATTAATATAGTAATTAGCAGAGGCACTTCTCTCCGTAGTTGTAAGGTGATATTTTGCGCACTCTTTAGCACCCATATTTCCTGCCATGTGATGAGGTGTAATACGAATAACTTTATCAAGACCCCTCGGATTTGACTTCTTTTTTCCAAAGTCAACTACATCT